GGCTGGTGCAAACCTTGAAACTTCACACCGCTTTGTACGCGTCAATCCAAACACTCAGTACTCAGGCTCTGCCTTCGTAGTGGCAACTGGTACATCTAACCAGTACCGTCCAGTACGTGGATACGTCGAGTACTTTGATGCAGACTTCAACTCTGTGCTTCGTACAGAAGGTACTAACGTATTCTTGCCAAGCTCTGGTGTAGCAACAGCTACACAGCAGATGCCAGCAGTTACTTATCCAGTACGTGTAGCAGTTAATGGTGCAACCTCACCTGTTAGCGCACGTTGGGCTAAGTTCGGTATCATGGTTCTTGAAGGTGCACAGAGCGCTACAGGTTCAGCAATTGAGCACCATATCCTTGCTCCACAGCTTGAGCCAGCAGCAGTTGCTACAACCTACAAGAAGGTTGATAACGTCAACTACTTCTATGCAGGACAAGCTGGTCTAACACCAATCGTTTCATCTCTCGGCACTCTTGCTGCAGAAGGTGGTGGCGGTGGAGGTACGTTTAACTCTAACTCTACACACTGGCAGTACGGCCTAATCGGCGGTAACAACGGTGGACACGCTGCTAACAACTCCAACACTACTACTACCCTTGCAGGTGGTGGCGCAGGTGCAGGTGGGGCTGGTGAAACTGCTCGCCTATACGGTATCGGTGTTTCTGGTGGTAACTCTGTTGATGGTTTCCGTACCTCTGGTGGCGGTTCACAACAGATTTGGCCAATGCGTGGTCACCAAGGTGGTTACGCTATCTGGAACTCAGGAACCAACAACTCACACCCAATGGGCGAAGCTGGTAAGGGTGGACCTGGTGTTCTCCTTAACGGTCTAAACTCAGGTTCTCCACTTGGTCTACCAGTAGCTGGTGGCGGTGGCGGTGCTGGATGGTCAGCCTCTAACTCAATTGGCCAATCACTTCCTGGCATTGGTCAGAACGGTGGCGGTAAGGGTGCTCCAACATTCTTAGTAACTCAGGCTTCAACAACAGCTGATTACTACGCACGTGGTCTTGACGCTGTTGCTAACACTGGCGCAGGTGGCGGTGGTGGTGGTTCTAACTGGACTAACACACCTAACACTCTTGCTAACCACAACTCTGCTAACCCAGCAGTTAACTATGAAGCTATTACATCTGAGTTCTTCAAGTGGAACCCTGTGTATAACGCAAACATCGTAATCTCTGCACAGGCTGGCTTCTATGGTTCAAACGTACTACGTACAACCATCCAAGACACAGGTAATGCAAAGATTACAACTTCATGGCAGTCATTCCCAATCTTGCCACGTATCCCTCTAGTATTCCCTGGTGTGGCTGCACGTCTAACAACTGCTCCTGGCGGTGTTACATCTGCACAGTTCACAGGTCTACCAAAGCGTGTACGTCCAACAGTTCGCTGGAAGAATGACAAGAACGTCATCATTCGTGAAGACCGCCATATCCAGTTCTCAGGTACAAACACTGTCACCTACCTAGGTGCTTCAGGTGCTACATCTGGTTTCTGGCAGACTCTCACAGCTCCAGACGGTGCTTCTTACTTCGATGTTACATGGGAGTTCCTATACATGGATGCAGGCGACGTAGTTGACGTTGACCTCGCAGGTTGCCAGTACTACGCATTCCAGTCATTTGGTGGAAACGGCGCAGATGGTTACGCTATGATTCGCTGGTTCGACAAGGCAGTACTCTAGGAGGAAATGAATGGCTAAATACGCACTAGTAGATAACAACCTAATCACTCAGGTTCAGGTTGCAGAGAGCGAAGATGCTCTCGGTCCTCTGGCACTGCTTTTCGAAGTAGTTCAGATTGACGGTCTTAACCCAGAACCAGCACGTGACTGGGAGCGAGTAAACGGTACATGGTGCCCTCCTGGGGTCCCAGAAGCCGCTAAAGCTCTTTGGAACGGTACTGGCTTTGAAGGAGCTGCAGAAATTGAAGCTCCTGAAGAAGAGGAAGAAGAGGAAGATAAGTAATGGCTATCTCCTCACAACCAACGGTACTGGCACAGTCTAACGACGCTTACATTAACGTAGGTGTTACAGGACGTCTTCAGACCTTTTCAGCAGCAACTGGAACACTTACCATCAACCCAACTAGCGGTTCGTTTATCCGAATCACTAACTTGGTTGGTGCAGTAACAGTAAACTGGACAGGCGTTCCAGCTGGTTACGGAACTCGCTGGCAGGTAGAAGTAAGAAACCGTGGCGCTAACGCAGTTGCGTTCAATGGTGTTACATGGGACGGCGGCTCAACCCCTACCATCGCATCAGGCACTGCAGCCTCTGTTCTAAACTTCTATTCACCAGACGGCGGAGTTACTATCTTCGGACGTCTAGAGTTTGCAACCGTAGCTTAATATAGATTAGAAATAGCTCCCCGCCGTCCTCAGGGACTGGCGGGGCTTTTCTATTTAAGGATACAATTAGATTATGAAAATAGCCGTATACACCATCGCATTAAATGAAGCACAGTTTGTAGAACGCTGGTATGAGTCTGCAAAAGAAGCAGACTACCTAATGATTGCCGACACTGGCTCAGCAGACGGTACCGTGGAGAAAGCCCGAGAACTAGGTATCACTGTCCACACAATAAGCGTACGTCCATGGCGATTTGATGATGCTCGTAACGCGGCCCTTGCCCTACTTCCAGATGATATTGATTACTGCATCTCTCTAGATATGGATGAGGTATTAGAACCTGGTTGGCGCAATGAGATGGAAAAGATACCCGTAGGTTCTACACGTATACGCTACAACTACACCTGGAACTTTAATCCTGATGGAACTCCTGGTCTTACATTTGCTGGAGATAAGATTCACGCACGCCACGGATACCGATGGCAACACCCTGTGCATGAGTGTTTATATACAGACCGTTTAGTTGAGAAAGAATACTGGAGCCAACTAGGTCTATGGCATAAAGCAGATGACTCTAAGTCTCGTGGGCAATACCTCCCACTACTTAAACTATCTGTAGAAGAGGACCCACACAACGACCGCAACGCCTACTACTACGCACGTGAGTTGTTCTTCCATGGTCAGATAGAAGAAGCTTTGGTTCAATTTAAACGACACCTATCTTTACCTAAAGCTGTATGGAAAGCAGAGCGAGCGTCCTCCATGCGTTATATAGCTAAGTGCTCTACAGATGAAGCAGAGAAACTTAAGTGGTGGAAGCTTGCTGTTCAAGAGGAGCCTGCTAAAAGAGAAGCTTACGTAGAGCTGGCACAGTATCACTACGACAGTGGCCGTATTGAAGAGTGTTATATGTGGGCTAAGAAGGCAGTTAATATTAAAAACAAAAGCATGGACTATTTAAATGAGGCATTTGCCTGGGGAGCAACTCCCTATGACCTAGCTGCTGTATGTGCATTCTGGCTAGGGGAAAGAGACAAAGCCCTTGAATACGGAACCATTGCAGCAGAGTTAAGCCCTACAGATGAGCGCATAATCGGTAACCTTGAACTCTACAAGAAGGCGGTAGAATGAGAGCTCACGCACCAGGTGGTCGCTTTGACGCAGACTTTGAAACCAATAAAGTATTAGAGGGCGTAGACGCAGACCTTAAAAGGCCTGTAGGAACAAAAGCCCAGTGGTTTATCTGGGACCCAATTGCTACTGTACTTGACCCTATCTATGATGTAGGACAAGACCTATCTACTGCAACTGGTGGTCGTATGTGGCGAGGCCCATTTGAATTGCCTGTAGTAAGAGCTGTCATTAAGCAGGGCGGTGTAAAGAATAGTCAACGTGGTTACTACGGAGCTGACTCTCTACACCTAACCCTTAACGCTGAAGACGTAGAGAAAATAGCCCCAGGAGTTATTGGTAACCCAGACCTTCAAGCACGTGGCCGTATTCTTTGGAAGGGCCAGGTTTATCGCCCTTATTACATCCAACAGGCTGGCATTGTTGCTGAAAGATTCACACTCTTGGTTGTAGAATGTATGCAGGTAATGGCCGATGAAATGGTCAACGACCCACAGTTCCTGGAACTTGCTGGGTATATTAAGTAGAGGACAACATGCCACACTCAGGTGACTTACACTCCGCTCCAGTAGAATCCGTTATTAACGCAGAGACGTTTACATCTAAAGACAGACTTAAGGTATCTAACATTGAGACTACCTTTTATAGCAGCTTTCAATTTGGAAAAGACGTTTTGTGGGACGAGTCCGTATCTAACGGCGGCTCTGCCGTGTGGGATTCCAATGCAGCAGTTGTAGACCTTACAGCAGAAAGTACTTTAAACTCGCAGGTTCTGTACCAGTCTAAAAACGTTATGCGTTATATCCCTGGTAGAGCCTCTTCTGTAGCTGGCGCTTATCGCCTTTCTGCAATTAAAGCTGGCATGCGTTACCGCTGGGGCTTGTTTGACGAAAACAACGGCGCCTATTTTGAAGTAGATGGCAACGAGATGTACTGTGTAGTAAGAACTAAGACTACTGGAACTATCGTTGAGAACCGTGTCCCAAGAAGTTTATGGAATGGCGATAAGCTAAACGGTGAAGGCCGTAGCGGTCTTAACATCGACCTTACAAAACAACAGCTTCTAACTATTGATTATGAGTGGTACGGCGCTGGTGAAATTAAGTATTACTTTGTTATTGATGGTAGACGACGCTTAGTTCATACAACTAGCCACGCTAACCATATCTCTACTGTCTGGTCGGCTACCCCGTTCCTTCCAATTAGAATGGAAGTCAAGAACACCACTGGCGTAACTGGTGGAGGAAAGCTACACGTAGGCTCTATCTCATACGCTGTAGAAGGTAACTCTGCTTATCAGGGTGCGGTTAACAATATGACTACGCCTATCGCTGGTGTCGATACTACGACGGCTAACGTCTTCTATCCTATTATCAGTGGACGGTTGAAATCAACCGCTCTTCAAGCTGTGGTTGTTCCCCTATCCTTCCAGATAGCTACCCTTGATAACGTCTCTTTGCACTATAAGGTTTTTATAAACGCAACCCTCACAGGCGGGACATGGGTAGATACCTTAAACCCAGAACCTATTACTCAGTACAACTACTCAGCCACTGCCTTAAGTGGTGGGGTAGAAATCTACGGTGGGTTCCAAGTTGCTGGAAGCGGAGCTCCTCAGGTTGTGTTTGACCCTGGAGTAAATGCCCAGCTAGGACGAACATCCCTGGGAACCGTATCGGACACATTTACTATTGCTGCAGCAACAACTACTGGTAATAAAAAGGTAGTCTGTTCAGTTAACTGGTTAGAACAAAGATAAAACAGGTAGCATAATGGCAAAAGATACTAACCCTTGTTGGGATGGCTACGTTCAAGTAGGCATGAAGACTAAGGGTGGCAAGAAGGTTCCGAACTGCGTCCCTGCAGGTTCTGGAAAGAGTAAGGTCTCTAAACCTAAAAAGAAAGCGAGTAAATAATATGTGCGCTACATGTGGATGCATGGGCAAGAAGAAGAAGGCTGCTAAGAAGGTTGCTAAGAAGGCTGCTCCAAAGGGTATGTCATCTAAGCAGAAGAAGCTTGATGTAGACAAAGACGGCAAGCTAGAAGGCTCAGACTTTGCCGCCCTACGTAAGAAGAAGAAGTAATGTGCGCTACCTGTGGCTGCGGTAAGCCAAAGGATAAGCACGGCATGAAGACCCTTCAAGCGGCTAACAAGAAGTTTGCTAAGAAGGCTGCCCCAGCAAAGGGCAAGAAGTCATCTATGGTAAGAAAGAAAGGCATGTAATGGCCACCTTTAATTTTGGTAAGTATACAGAAGCCAAGGATAAGAAGAAGGACGCCAAGATGACCAAGGGTATGACCCCTGCTCAGAAGGCTAAGTTTGAGAAGGCTGACAAGGCTCACGGAGCTAAGAAGAAGCCTAAGACCATGGCTGAAGATAAGAAGATTGACGCCAAGATTATCAAGAAGATTAAAAAGAAGTAATACGCTTAGGGCCCCGAAAGGGGCCCTTTGCTTTATCCTTATAGTGAATCCATGCGGGATTCAAAGCTTCACCCCCTGCGTTGTACCTTGCGAAATCTAGGATGGACATGCCTAAAAAAGTATCCTCAGCATCTGACACAGACTTCAGACGCGAGATTAATAAGGCCATTCCTGGTAATGCTGTCACTGCAGCTTTGGGAGCTTTGACTGTCGCAAATGTACTACTGGGGAGACACGTTGCTAAGCGTAGACAATCTCGTAGAGGCTAAGGCCTCCGAAGGTTCATCAGAAATGACTGCAGCTCTTCGTGAGCGTGCAGTAGCTGCTGGCTGGCCATCAGATGTAATCCCCCAAATGTCAGTTAATTTTGACGGCTCTAATTTAAACTACAACGTCCCCGATAAAGCATGGGACCTAGAATACGGCGAGCCTAATAAGTCCGCCCCAACCTCTGTTATGCGAGGTTTGAATTACCGACTATCTGGTTTTATGGATGAAATAATTGACCACGAACTCCTTGACCGTATGGTTATGGAAGACGAGGTGTTCCATGGGTAGCCCATTTATCATTGCGGAAGATGAGGCAATCAAGAACTACCTGCAGGGTATGGTGGTAGCTGATGAGAAGTCTGCTGCAAATAACGGCCCTACTGAAACTCTTAAGACCCGTCCTGTAAAGGTCTGGTTCGGGTATCCAGATGTAGAAGCCCGCGCACAAGAGTTTCCTTTTGTCACAATAGATTTGATTGATGTTGTTCCAGCTAACGACCGACAGGTTCAGGGAAAGCTACACGACGGAGACTACCGTGGAACTATCACAGCTGTGCCAGGCCTAGCTTACGAGTATGACTACCCAATTGCTTACGACCTTATTTATCAGCTTACAACATATGCAAGACACCCACGACATGACAGAGCTATCCTGTTTCAGATGTGGAATAAGTTTCCATCCAAGTACGGCGTCCTGCCTGTAAGTAATCAGTTAGGAACTGAATACAGCAAGCGGTCTATGTTCGTGGATGGATATGCAAAGCGAGATACGTTTGAGGATGCGGAAAGTGGAAACCGACGCCTCCTACGTAACGTCTTTACATTAAGGGTGGTTAGCGAAATGACTCCAGCAACAGCAGCCGCAGCAATACCTGCAGTTACTACTGTCAATCTTAACCTTCCAGTAAACAACCAGACGTCTATCCCTTCGGTCTACGAAATCTTGTAATAAACGGAACCTACGTAAAATCTATCTAAGGAGATAATCTAAATGGCATTTCAACGCCCTGGGGTATACGTTCAAGAAACGTTAAACCCTGTACAGCCAATCGCTGGCACCAACTCAGAGTTTATTACAGCTTTTGTTGGTGAAGACGACCGTGGCCCTATTAACACCCCTACACTTGTAACATCTTGGAACCAGTACGTAACACTATTTGGTTCTTGGAACTCTTACACTAACAATGATGTACCACTTGCAGTTTATATGTTTTTCTCAAATGGGGGAAGCCAGCTTTACGTAACACGTGTTGCAGCAAGCCCAGGTCTTTCTACACGCTCACTTAATGACCGAGCTGTTAGCGCTTCAGCAACTCTTCAGGTAGCTGCTAAGAACCCAGGTCGTTGGGGTAACGATTTAAACATTTCTATCTCTAACTCTATTGAGACTGGCTACTTTGACCTAGTTGTCTATAGCGGCGGTACAACAGACTCTAACGTTGTAGAGACATTCACTCAGCTATCAATGACAGCATCTGACGCACGCTACGCACCAACAAATGTTAACGTGGTATCTAACTACGTAACTTTGACAGACCTAAACTCTTCAAACACTGGAACCACAAGAAACCCAGCTGTTGTTGTTAACCAGCCACTTGCTGGTGGTTCAGTCGGAAACGCAGTTTCAGTTACTGAATACTCAGCAGGACTTGCAGCACATGATACTGTCCTTCAGTCTTTGGTTCTTAACTTGCCAGGTCAGACAGCTGTGAACATTGTCAACGCTGCAATCAGCTACGCTGAAGGTCGCGATGATGTGTTTGTAGTTGTTGATGGAATTGACAACACTCCAGCAGACCAACTTGTACGTTCTGGTCAATACACACCAAGCTCTCTAGCTGCTGTTTACTACCCACCTCTTACTATTACAGACCCAACTTTAGCTCCTGGAGCTACCACTGGTAGAACTTTAACTGTGGGTGCGGGAGCTGCTGTAGCAGGTCTCATCTCTACTACTGATAACTCTCGTGGAGTTTACAAGGCGCCCGCTGGTTTGCAGGCTCGTCTTGCTGGTGTTGTATCAACACGTCAGCTTACAAATGCAAATCTTGACTCTCTTAACACAGCTGCAGCACCTGTAAACGCTATCCGTTTTATCCCAGGTTCAGGCTATGTGGTAATGGGAGCAAGAACTCTTAAGGCAGGCTACATTGATAAGTACGTACCAGTACGTCGTTCGCTTATCTACTTACGTAAGTCTCTTACAGACCTTACTCAGTTTGCTATCTTTGAGCCAAACAACGAAGGATTGTGGCGTCGTCTAGATGCAACAGTGTCTTCATTCCTAACACAGTTCTGGTCACAGGGAGGCCTACGCGGCACTACTCCTAGCCAGGCATTCTTTGTCAAGGTTGATGCTGAGAACAACCCTCAGTACCTAATCGACCAAGGCCAAGTAAACATTGAAGTTGGCGTTGCCCTACAGCGTCCAGCCGAATTCGTAATCATCAAAATTGGCCAGTTTGACGGTGGAACCACCGTTACTGTTGCGTAAAGGAGAGCCAAATAAATGACAACCCCTTCAAGTATCATCAATCGCTTCTCAAAGTTAGCGACTGACCCGCTACGCTCGTTCCGATTTTATGCACAGTTTACACCCGCAGCAGGTGGCGCACCGTTCACTGATAAAATCCTAACTGGCTCAAGCACAGAACCAGCAACCTCTGGTGTCTCTACTAGCTGGATTGGCGGTTTCTCACAAATCTCTGGTCTAAGCATTAACACACAGTCAATCCAGTACCGTGAAGGTGGCTACAACACCACTGTTCACCAGGTACCAGGTATGACTACTTTCAGCCCAATTACTATGCAGCGTGGTGTCCTTTACGGAAACGACCAAGCTATTACTTGGATGCGTGGACTGTTTGCTACATCTTCAGGTGAAGGTATTGCAATGCGTCAGGCTGGAGTGGACAAGAACTTCCGCGTAGACATCACTGTCTATGTTATGGACCACCCAAACACTGCTACAAACGCAGCAACCACAACTGTAAATGACAACACACCACGTATGGGATTCAAGATTCATAACGCTTGGATTACTACGCTAAACTATACAGACCTAAATGCTGCTGACGGAGCGATTCTTTATGAGTCAATGTCACTAGTTCACGAAGGTCTATCAGTATTCTTTACTGGTGATGATTACAAGCGTAAGGATACTGGAAAGCTTTAAACCGACTAATAGGAGTATAAAATGTCAGACATTATTACCGATGCACAATTACTACAACAGTTCGCTGAAAAGATTTCAGAGGAGCCCGCGCCGAAGATTAAGACGCGGGCGCCTTCTGAGTCAGAGGTAGAACTGCCTGGTGGTTTTGTTGACCTTAAGGGTGAACTGCACACTTCGGCAGAGGTTAGGGAACTAACAGGAGCAGATGAAGAAGCTGTAGCTAAGTCAGGCTCTTCAGGAAAAGCTCTTAACGTTCTACTAGCCAGAGGCTTGGTTAAGCTTGGAGACAAGGAAGCCACAGCCGACGACCTAGATATGCTGCTATCGGGAGACCGTGACGCAATCCTTCTAGGTATTAGAAGAGTTACATTTGGACAGACATCTAACCTAATGGTTAAGTGTTTCTCTTGCCAAGACGAGCATGAGACAACAATTGACTTAACAGAAGATGTCCCTGTTGTTAGATTGAAAGACCCAGTGGGAGACCGCGTATGGGTTATGGATACTAAGCAAGGTCCAGTAACTGTGGCTCTTCCAAACGGAATAACACAAAAAAGGCTGATGGAAAACTACGACAAGACATCAGCTGAGATTAATACACTCTTACTATCTGGATGTATTGTTTCAATAAACGGTGAACCATCTGTTGGAGCTGGTACTGCACTATCCCTTGGTATGGCAGACCGCACCCGCGTAATCGACGAGATTATCAAACGCAACCCAGGCCCTCGCCTTGGGGAGGTGAAGAAAGCTTGCAAGGCATGCGGTGAAGATATTTCTCTACCGCTTAGCTTGCTAGATTTGTTTCGTATATAGCGAACCAGATTACGAAGAGCTACTTGACCAGTATGAAGTTCTAACAAGAGCTTTTACTGGTTGGACACTCGCAGACATACGCGCCTTATCAGTTCGTGAAAGACAGAACTGGTTAGAACGTTCCCAACGATATCAACCTAGAGGATAGTGATGGCAAGAGAAGACCTTAACATGGGTAGCTCTAACGCTGCCGCGTTTATCTCATCCCTAAGAACTGGCCTGTCCTCACTGCGACAGGAGATGAACCTCCTAAAGCAAGACACGGGAGGTTGGTCAAGCCTACTCGGTGGAGCGATGGGAAAGCTGGGTGGCCGCGGCGGTGGTTACGGACAGCCTGGTAACAATCTTGTTGCTCCTGTACCAGTATTTAATGTAACAACCCTAGGTGACACATCACAGGGTTACATGTACGAACAGTCTGGTCATAACCGACTGTTTAATGCTCCTGGTATAGAACCATACCGCCCTCTACCTACATACTACACAGGCGCACCGACAGGTGCGGGTGGTGGCGGTGGGGGCATGTCTCCTGCTATGCAGCGCGGTTTAATGGGCGGTGCTGTTGGTGGTATAGCTGCAATGCCTACCGCAAAAGAAGCTGTTGAATATGAACTTGCTACTCAAAGAATGGTGTTCTATCAACAGCAAGCCTCTTATCAGCCTGGTGGAAGAATCAGACCTTTCTCTAATTTAATCCCAGGTAACCCAGACCCTAACAGCGACTACGCAAGAGCAACTGCTCTACTCCAACAACTAGGACGTAGTGGAACAACTACAGGTAAGTTTGACACTGTACAAGCAATGGAAGCTGCACGACAGCTTGGTATTGGTGGACCTAACTTTGCAAGCGTAGCGCTAGGCACAGCGCAGATGTCTAACATCACTCCTGGTATTGGTGTTGAAGGTTCAATGAGAGCATACGGCGCACTACAACAGGGTCGTAACGTTAATATGCTTCGCGGTATTGGTATTCGTATTCGTGGTGAAGATGGTTCTATGAAACCTATGCCACAAATTATTGACGAAATTTGGTCTAAGTTAATGAGAGAAAAGATGGGTAACGAACCCATCACTGTACAAGATGTTCAGATATCTCTACAGCCTGGTAACGCTCTTGCATCTATGCTTGACCAGTACTTTGGAAACGACCCGTTACTTCGTAAGCAAGTAGAAGATGGACTTATGCTTAAAGCCAGAAGCGGCGGTGTAGGGTTTGCTGGTAGAGACCTTAAAAAACTGGGAGAAAAATACGGAGCTACTACACCTGCAGTCAGCTCTTTAAGTCAGAGAATTACTGAGTCTACTAGAAACTTACAACAAGCAGCCCCCGCTATGTCTGACGCGTTTACAGCAGCGAACCGTGTTGTTAGTTACTTCACTGGATTTATGAATTTAATTGATAGGTTTACTGGGTTGTTCTCTGGGTTAAGCGCAATTAAAAGCGGCGTTACTACGCTGGGGTCTAGCGGTCTTGGCAGTATCCTATCTGGAGCTGTTAACTTTGCTGCGGGCCCACTGCTAGGCGGTTTGCTTGGCAACATGTTTAAAGCAGAGGGCGGACCTGTTGGTGGAAAGATGCCATATGTTGTAGGTGAGCAGGGTCCTGAGCTATTCGTCCCTGAACAGCCAGGCATTATTGTTCCTAACCACGAGTTAAAGAACCACCCATTCCGACATGCGGGTGGCCCTGCATACCCAGGACACCCACACAATGGGGAGTTTACAGGACCTAAGGGTTCTGGAGCACAGCAGTTAAGCCCAGATGAGTTAAAGAAAGTTTTAGAAAGAGCAGGATTTGAAGGACAAGGATTAGCAAACGCATTAAAAATTGCGGGAGCTGAATCTGGTAGACGCCCATATGCATTTAACCCACACGGTGGAGACCTCTCTTATGGTCTATTCCAAATTAACATGCTCGGCGACCTTATGAATGAACGCCTAAATAAATCTTGGAAAGCTGCAGACGGCAAGACTTTTAAACTAGGTTCAGTAAATGACCTATATGATGCAGAGACAAACGCACGAGTTGCCTATCACATGTCTCAAAAGGGTTATAACTGGAGCTCTTGGTCTACTAAGTCTGTACTTGGTAACAACAATCCAGAAGGTGAGGGTGGTTCAGATAGGTCTACTTTTGCCTCTGCCTCAAAGAACAAAGGCGGGGATGATACAAAGTTTAGTTGGTCTAAGTTGTTCACTCAAGATGGGACAAGTAACAAAAACTTAATATCAGACTTACTAAAGGGCTTTACCTCTATGTCAAGCCCAGCATTAAAGACTACATCTCAAGTAGGCGCAACCACATACAACTATGGCGGTGTTACCGTAAACCTATCAGGTGGAGGAAGCCCATCAGACAATATTGCAGCCCTAAAGGCGGCTCTATCAAACTCAGAGACTCTAGATAAGGCGGCTAAAAACTAATGCCATACTTTGTTCCACCACAGGCACTTCAAAAAAAGAAAGCTACTGTAAAAAAAGATACAGTTAAAACTACATCTTCTTTAAAAAGAATTAACAACTTAGCTAACGCTAGCGTTGCAGCAACTACGGCTGGAAGTATTGCGTCATCAGCAGCCCCCACAGTTGCTGTTGCTGCGGCTGCCTCTACGGTTGCTGGCTCTGGACTTAACCGTCAAGCTGTTGGTGTCGCCCTTAGTAGAGCAGGTAAGGTTGTAAGAGTAGGTGGATTACCTGGACTCGGTGTTGGACTAGGGCTAACTCTTATTGGAAAAGCGTTAGAGAAAACAGCTGTGAAAGAATATGGTGACTTGGTAGGTAACAACACTCCAGATACAAAGCCTAACAAATCATTTCCTCCAAGAGATTATGACTACAACTTACCACCACATAAGTGGAGTCTGCCTGTAAGACCACACCGTGTAGACGGTACTGAAGGTCAAGGAAATACTGCACAGAATAATCATGAAGGTGACTTCCACAGACTACGTAGAGGTGTCATTTGGCACTGGAGTAACGGAAGCGATATTTCTGCTGTTAAAGAAGAAAACGGTCAAACAGTAGTCACAAGCGCCGCTCAGATACAAGCGAAGGCCAAAGGAGATGCAGCAAATAAACTATTAAAGCAGAGCTCTGGAAAAGAAAACAACTATAAATATGGTTTTCAATTCTTATGGAACCCAGAAACAATTTCGTCTTCTATTGCACGAAACATGGACGTAACCCCATCATCAGCTGACCGATTCCGTTCAGTAGCTGGTGCCTTCCCTGGGCAAGAGACTTATCAATTTCAAATTATGTTAGACCGTGTAAATGACTTTGCAGCTTTTAGAAGTATGGCTGGGGATACATACGCAAACTCAATGAACCATCCAAAAGCTGTAGAGGTAAACGCAAACAGCCCACAGGTTAGAGAGAGTAGGTATTCCAAGATACCAACTAGTGCTATGAGCTATTACCCGTCTGCACTTGGGTCTGTAAATATGGAGAAAATTAATGACCTAATGAAGTTTGGAACCATGGCTGACCTTGAGTATTTGTTCAAGGCCCTAAACGGAAACGGTGCTAATCAAGGCTCTGGTGAGTGGGCAACCCTTATGCTTAAGAAGACAGCTAACATTGGGTTCCTATCTCCGAGCCTTCTTGGTTTCAGATTTGGCCCTAATGCTCAGCAGCAACTTTCTTTTGTTGGATGGATAACAAACATGTCAATTAATCACACCTACTTTACAGAAGACATGATTCCTTTACGCACAACCGTATCGTTTAGCTGTGACGCCTTTGCTGGCTCTACAGTAGTTTAGGAGGAAACATGACTATATATTTAGGTTCTAGATACGAGCCGTCTTTTGTTGACTTTGTTTCTACCGTCCCAAACGGGGACGAGAATCCTATTGTCTTTTACGATTTTCCTGATATAGGAACGCTTACCTATTACGAGCACACCTATAAAGAGGGGGAGCGCTTAGACCAGCTAGGTAATAAGTACTACAACCGTTCAAGCATGTGGTGGATTATATTGGACCATAACCCTGAAATTAAAGACATCCTTAACATTCCAGCTGGAACTGTGCTGAGGATTCCACGTGTTTAAATTTGTAAGTGTTTCTTTTCCAGACTCTCCTGAAGGCCCAACGTCTGTGTATAAAGCCGTACTCATGCAAAAAACATATGAACATGAGCTATTGGTTTTAACGTTTAAAGATTGGGACCCTAAGTACGAGTCGATTAGGCCAGGAACCCCTATTGAAGTTAAGCTGTCCTCAAACACTACACCTAGAGATTTTTTTGGGTACATTCATCACATTACCCCATCCGCTACTCCAGGCAAAATGTTTACAGAAGTTGTATGCATAGGTGGCTCATTCCCCCTTAAGCAAGCTTCCCAACAGACCTATAGAGATTGCACCGCGGACCAAGTTATAAAAGAAATTTGTATTAAACACAGTTTGCGTTTTATAGGAAAGCCTCACCCTAGAGTTTACGAAATGGTATCTCAAGCTGGGTATACCGACTGGCAACTTGCAGTGCGGTTAGCAAAGCAGATTGGGTACACCCTGCGTGGAGAAAACACTGATATCTATTTTGAACCTATCTTGAGTGACTACGAGCTGTATAAGGATGCGGCAAAGGTCTTTATAATGAAAGACGCTAGTGATTCTACTGGCTCTACCTTATATGCCTTTCAGCCTTCTATTGGTGAGTCTATTGAGTATGACGGAGAGATGAAGTCCGCTGTAGCTATTAGTGGTGTAGACAGGTTCTCTAAAGCTGCTATGGCTGAAACTAAACAAAAGAGAAATAAGACTACAAAAACAAAACGCCAAGACGAGTTCTTTGACCGTTTTAACTCTTTAGTTGTAGCGCCGAACTCTCAGATTGCAACGTATGAAGCAGAAGCAGCTGAGGCTAGGAACTCTTTCCCATATAGAGGTACTGCTAGTGTGCTTGGTGACCCTACCTTGAGGCCTAATATGCCCGTATACCTAGCGGGTATTGGGGCTACCTACTCTGGCTATTGGACAATTTTATCTACAGAACACGTAATGATTGAGACTGAAAGAAATGTACCGACCTATGTTACTAACATTGTTGTAGGCACTGACTCTCTTGGCTCTGTAAACGGCGTGGCTGGACTAGAGATTGCAGTACCTGGAAGCCCAAAAAGGAAGATAAAACCTGGTATGGCCTCTGGTAAACCAAAGACTAGCAAGCCTCTTATAAAGAGTTCAGCCCGTAGAAGTGGTGCCCAAAATAAAGGAAGCTTTGGAAAAATTGGCAACCGACAAAAGGTTACTGCAAAAATTAAACAACCATCTACCTGGGTTGCTGATAAAAAAACTACTAGGGTAACCTTTACTCCTAAGAAGATTAAGTCACCTACCGTGGCTAACAGGGTAAGGAGCAACGCCGTTCGATGATAGACGATAAAAGATTTTATGGAATCTACCTAGGCATATGCGTAGATGTGGAGGATGATGAGAAAGACAACCGTATTCGTTTACAGGTACCTCAGGTACTAGGTCAGTCAGAAACTGGCTGGGCACGGGCATGTCTCCCTGTTACATCCAATAGCAATCACCCTGACCATAAAAAGCATTTGGCATCAGAGGTTGCGGCTTTGTTACAGGCTCATGCTACCCACGCAACACATAGTGAGACAATTACCTCAGGACCAGCAACGGTTAGTACGTTTGGCTCTCACACCCACACCGTAGCCATCAGCCTTGCACACGACGCTCATACCAATAACCACACAGGTAAGACCCCAGACTCTACGTGGAACTTAGACCATGAACATGAAGAAGATGAGAACACAGATAACAAGTGGAATGATGACCAAGAGCAGACGATTGCCAGTACAGCCGAGCACACACCGCATAGACTAGTACCTAAGCTTGGCCAAAAGGTCTGGGTTATGTTTGAGGGTGGAGACCCTAATTTTCCAGTATGGATGGGAGTTGAGCTGTGATAGAGAGAGCTATAGCGCTGCCGTTTTCTTTTAATTCAGCAGGGGAACTATCCTATACAAACGATGAAAAAAAGATTATCCAGGACAGGCTTGTGCTAGCAATCATGACCCGTCCAGGCGAGAGGGTGATGCGCCCAAGCTTTGGAAGCGCAGTTTATGAGACACTATTTGAAGATGAAAATACTGCCATAGCAGTTGCTACTGAGGCAGTAGCTGCATGTTTTACAGAGTTCTTTCCTTACCTAGAGTTTATAGAAGCAGTCCCAAACCTAGATAGTGGTGGAACCCTAGAGTTAGATATTAAGTATAGAAAGTCCCAACAGACACTAACAGAGTCTTTAAGTATAAAGACTAAGATATTCTCCAGAGCTGGAGAGGTAATACAGGAGGTCCGATAATGGCAAATGAAAACTATGTCCCACAAGTAGATTACACCTCTCGTGACTACCTATCCCTTAAAGAGGAGATGCAAGCTTTAATCCCATACTTTGCACCTAACTGGACCAACCGTGACCCAGCAGATTTTGGTATGACGTTAATTGAGTTGTTTGCCTATATGGGTGACCAGCTTAACTACTATATTGACCGCTCTCTAAATGAGGCGTTCATTACCACCTCTAGTCAAAGAGACAACGTTTTAAAAATTGCACGACTTCTTGGGTATACACCTACAGAGTCTACGGCTGCAAAAGTTCTATTGACTTTTCAAAACTCAACAGGTAGCACTATTACCGTACCAAAAAGAACTCAGGTAGCAACTACCGTTGTTAACAGCGGTTCTACAACCCAAATTATTTTTGAAACTGATAGCGCAGTTACCGTGCCTGCAAAGGTATCAACAGTTAATGGTTCTATTACAGTAACTGCGACCCAAGGTGAGACTGTCGGATATGACCCAGTAACACGTCCTGAGGATGGGGAGATAGGCGTATCTGGTGGTGCGGCTAATCAGTTCTATCCACTTCCAGAATCTCCAGTAATTGCGGGAAGTATTGAGATAGATGTATCTGGAGTTAAGTACTCTTACGTACCGTTTTTAATTGACTACCAAGATTACGACCCAGTTTTTACTACCTTTACAGATGCTGAAGGAACAACCTATGTTCAATTTGGTGACGGCATCAGCGGTCGCATCCCAGCGAACCAGGCTTCAATTAGAGCTACGTACAGAATTGGCGGCGGAAAATTTGGTAACGTTGCAGCCAATACTATTAAGTTTATTAAAACCAATTCCACTATTGGCCTTAGCGTAAACAACCAAGATGTTGGACAGACCTCTGGTGCCGCCTCAGGTGGAGCAGACCCAGAGACCACAGACTCTATTCGTATCAACGCCCCTAGAAGCGTCAGAGCACTTAACCGCGCTGTGTCGTTGTCTGACTACTCTAATATCGCTATTCAAGTACCAAACGTGGCAAAGGCAAACTCTATCTCAGATGTATACAGCAGTGTAACTATCTTTATTGCACCGTTTGGTGACTCTGGACTACAGGCAGACGGACAGACAGCATCAGATGTATTTAATAACTTAGCGGTTGATATTGGTAAGTTCTTTGAAGATAAGACACCTCCAGGAACTTCAATCACACTTCAACCACCTGCTTACGTAGACGTACGACTTAAGCTAGAGTGTGTGATATTGCCACAGTTTAGAAATGCCCAGGTAACGGCTTCAATTCAAGAGGCTATTGCTGAGCTATTTGATTTTGATAACGTATCTTTTAATGACCGCATAACTACGGCAGACGTTTTAGGAGTCATCAAAGATACCGCTGTAGCCCCTACTACTTTTAACTACGCGGTTATTAGTACAAACGTTCCTACAGCTGCTGTATCTCCTGTTGGAAAAGTATCCCTATTAGCTGTAAAAGATATTATCTGTTCAGTTAATGAGCTCCCTCAGCTAGAGACAACCAAGGCTGCTGGAGTAACCACCGTTGTAGGAATAGACCTAACAACAAGCGGAGGCATTAGTTAATGGCACGGTATGGTCTTGATTACTACAGCGCGTTAAGCTTCCCTCTAAGTTACTATGGTAGTGATAACGCTCTTAATTACGACGCTAACCCCGTCTTTGCTTTGTCCTCTGGGTATAACCAGTTAACCTTATTTTGGACAAGCCCAGTAGGTGCGTGGGTTAAGTTGCGTCTGGTAAGAAGCCCATACGGATTCCCTGTAAACGTAACCGATGGAGATAATGTATTTGAAACTACTAGACGAGCAGACCCTCAGTTCTATGTAGATAAAACCTCCCTTACAAATGCAGAGTCAAAGGTCTTCTTCTATTCTATTTTTGTATTTGACTCTGTACAACTGACATGGGTATTAGCTGGACGAATGTCTGGTATGTCAGTAAAGAACTACGGCACAGCTGACAAGATGTACAGCTACTTGCCACAGATTTATAAGCTAACAACACCTTACATCGCATCTGAAGCTACAGATAACAATGATTTATATAATTTCCTATCCCTATTTGCCTATGAGTTAGACCACACAAGGGCGCTAGCTGAAATTATTACAGACCGTTATAACTTTGAAAGAATTTCAGCAACCTCTATTCCCTTGCTGTTAAATCAGTTTGGACTTAAGTACGAGCCAGAGATTGGTTTCCAACAGTCTCGTATCCTTGTTAGAGACTCTGTTCAGCTAACAAAAGAAAAGGGCTCATCACAGGGTCTACGAGAGTACATAAAGGGATTTACAGGGTGGGCTTGCCCGTCCCCTGTCGAAGGAACCCCTAACCCAACACTTGAAGGTTTACAGGTAAGTCACAACCTGATGTTGGATTACAACGACTCTTCATTTGAAGAAGGCATTGGACACTGGACAACCCCAGATAGCACAGCATTATTATCTCAACTAGGTGCAAAGTCTGTTACCAAATACCAAGTTAATAATAATAACCTTCGTATGATTGTAGGAGCTCACGGCTACAAAATTGGGGATAAAATTACTATTAGTGGATTTAAGTCCCCTGGTTACAACGCCAGCACTCCTGTGGCTATCACAGGTGTTGACCCACTTAGCTACATAGAGATTATTGTTTCTAGTCCAGACATTGCTTTAGTTGATGCATTTAATCAAGAAGCAGATGCCTATCCAACAGTTCTGCCATACCCAACCCCTTATGCAGAACCTACAACCCTTGCTCTATATCCAAATAAACGAAAAGGTATTCTTTCTGTTGCAAACTCAACAGGTTCCCCACAAGTTGTTACCATTTCCTGTGGAAGCGCATCACCAAGAACCTTGGGTATCCCTATTATTTCTGGAGACACTTATACCTTCAGCATCTATAGCGCAGCCTTATCAACAGCTCGAAGTTTTACAGCAGGCATAAGTTGGTACGACCGCTTTGGAACGTTCATGTCTACTACTACAGGTAACCCTACAACAAATGCCACAGGAGCCCTATCTACAAGAGCGGTAGTAACCGCTCAAGGTCCCTGCAACATTACGTTAAATCCTTTCTTTGCTACAGGCGGTTCTGGCTATACCGATGGCGTTTATACAGGCGTTCCATTAACCAGAGTTAGCGGCAAAGCGTTTACGACAGCCCCAATAGCAAACATTGCTATTTCTGGTGGGTCAGTGTCTTCTGTGTCTATTACTAACGGTGGCAAAGGCTCAGATACCACAACCATATTCTCTTTTGATAAGGCGTCTATCGGTAGCGCAGGGGGTTCTGGCTTCCTAGCCACCGTTAACCGTGTCCAAGAGTCTTACTACGCAGCACCTACAATTTCTGTATCTAGCGTTGCTAACGCCAACAGCGGTGAGCGCCACTACTTTGATGCAGCGCAGTTTGAAAAGGCTGGAGCTGTTACAAAAAACCCAACCTTTAATAGTGCAAATAGCTTTGCACCTTGGGGTTTTACAAACGGAACAGCAACAGCTTCAAGTGCTCAAACTGACCCTATTGATGACCTACTAATTATTGAAGGCTATCAACAGACTGGTGGAACTGCAGAAATTTCTTTGTCAACAGTTCACGCTTATAAAGTTAACGATGTTGTTGTAGTAGCAGGGTTGCCTGCAGCATACAACGGTGTGCAGACCATTACTGCAGTTACAGATTTTACAATTAGTTACACAGTAAGCCCTACCGCAACTGTTGCGTTTACTGCTGATGCAGGGACGATTGCTAAAGCTGGAAGCTCTTGTTTAGTAACTAAGCCTGCAACTGGCAATACAGAAGTTCGAGCAGCAGCCTCTTCTGCTAACTACATGGACATTCACTACCCATCTACCAACTACACCTTTAGTGTGTATGTAAGACGAGTTACTGGAACCGCTGCCCCAACTGTGCGACCAATTATTTACTGGTATGACAGCACCAAGACAGCTATCTCTAGCACCTTGGCTGACCTTGTAACAATTAGTAGCTCTACAGACTGGTCAAGAATTAACACATCATCTGTTGCACCTGAGAATGCTGCCTATGCAAGCGTTTCTATCCTATGGACTAATGGTGCGGTTAATGACTCAATCGCATTAGATAATGCTTTGTTTGAGAACAGCCCCTTTGTTCTTCGATACTTTGATGGAAGCCAGGGCTTTGGCTCTACTGCTGAATTGTTCTGGGAGGGCTCAGTCCCTAACCTAGCCCGTAGCCACTACTACAGGAACCGAGTAGCTATCGCTGACCGCCTTGCAAAAGGTGCCCTAGATGACTGGCTTGTAAGCGGGTCTACCTACGCCCTATACCTAGCACAGCCAAAGACGTAGTATGATGCTCCCATGCTGGAGCTAATACTCGTTGGTTGCTTTACTGGGTTCTTCCTGGCTACAGTGCGGAATCTAGTAGACGTGTTAAGTATTTTTATACCTACTTCCGTAATTAATGCCGTACTTTCAATTATATTTGCAGGCGTAGCTGTGTACTTAGTTGAAGTTTCAACTACTAAGCAGGCCATCCTGTGGACAGTCGCTGGAGCATTTCTGGGGGCAGCGCTCCTTGCAATTGTTGAGCGGATGTCTACCTATAAACCCGCAGTTGTTAACACCGCCCGAGATTAGTGATAGGGTAATAGGGACCTAAGGAGGTCCTATGAGCAAATATTATGTTCTAGTGGCTGGTAAAGGAGCCACCAGTAGACAAAACGTTGAAGCGTTAATGGAAGACCATTACTACGCAAAAGGCGATGGCGGTACTGTTGTTATCGCTATTGAAAAACATGCAACACCATCACAGGTATTCGTTGCACAGTTTGCTAAAGATAAAAACAAAGAGATAGTTCTGGTAGCAAAGCCAGAGGCTGACTTGGGCAGTATGCCTGCTGCATCAGTAGTTCATGATGATGAGCCAATTAAAAAATCTGTAGAGATAGTTGCTGGAGCAGACGCGTCTGCGTTCCTTCTTTGGGACGATGGTGACGAAGCCTCGCTTGCAGTATTAGCGTCCTGTAAAAAAGCTAACATCCCGTGCTATGACCTGATTAATGGGTTATCAGAGATAACCCCATCTGAAACCCTTCAGGAGCCAGAGGCAACCCTATTCCCCAAAGCTGAGATGGTCACAGAGAGTGAGGAGACCGATGAGGAGGAAGAAGAAGTCGACGAGGAAGAAGACGACGACGAAGAGTACGACGACGAAGAAGAAGAAGACTCCGAAGACCTTGAAGATATCTATGCGGGAGTCGAAGCGATAGCCCGAGTCTTCGCCCGAGTCTTTATTGAGGAGTGGAAGGCCCAAGGTGGCCCTAAGTCCTAAGACTCTAGGTGTACTCCTAGAGATAGCCGTTTATGGGGCTCCAGAGGGCGTTAAGGGCCTTTCTAAGGAGCTTGGGGTAGGTCGCGTACAGATTGACTCTGCCCTGGCTGAGCTGGCCTCTATAGGCCTTGTACGGCTTTCCAACGGTAAAACGGCAAAAGGGACATTCTGGTACAAAGTGGAACTTACCCCAGAGGGTGTAGCCTACGCCCATAACTGGATGACTGGTAAGAAACCGTTAGCGGTTTTACCGAACGGTGAAACCAGCATCTACATATCACTGAATAGCAATATAGCTGATACCTATAAAGCAGATATCCCATATAGCAAAGAGCAGTATGGCTTATATGCTAATTCAGTTAACAAAAGTGCGGAACAGAGTTCCGCACTGAACGGGAAAGAAAACATAGGAGGAATCATGAGCTTGGGCTCAACGCCGATAGACCCAGATGACTTAGCAGATGAGATGAAGAAGGACAGGGAGCGCAAGAAGCAAGAGCGCAAGGAACAGTCGGAGGCTCATTACCGCGACCGACAGCGCATCCGCTCTAGTCGCGCTGTGGTTGACTGGTCCCCAGCCGATGTCGTCAACCATTTCTCCGAACAGGTTAAGTTAATCTGGAACGTAGAGAACGTGGCGTTAACCCAACGGCCTAAGTTGGTTAGGGCTATGGACCTGTTCCGTATAGACAACGACACCAACGGTGAGATTGATAAATATCTTATTGATACTTACATCTCGACAAAAAAGTTTGATAAGACTAAGTTATATAACCCAGAGGAAATCTTCTGGGGTTTTATAAACTGGGCTCCGACAAAGGTTGGCGAAGCCAAGCGTTCTGTAAAGGCAGAGGACTTAGATGCTGTTGCCGTTGCACGAGCAAAGAACCGAAAGCTGTTAGGGTTGGACTAATGTACAAAGTAGAAGAGCAAAAAGTTCGTCGTAAGATGTGGATTAAATCTTCCAACATCCCTAAGGCACGCCTTGGTTGGGAACTGGATGACTGCGTTGATACCGACCCAGAAGACATCGAACAGATACGTGGTTGGATTAGTTTGCTAGACCAAGGTGTTAACGTTAGAGCTTCTGGTAGCAGGCACTGTGGCAAAGGTCTAATGATTGCGGGTAAACCTGGCCGCGGTAAATCAACGGTGGCTGTTGCAACCATCCAAGATATCATGAGGCTATCACCCCCGTCTGCCTTTGACGTAGAGGACGGCCTAACCCTTATACGTCCTTGTTACTTTATGACCTTTAATGATGTGCTTTCTTTATCAGGTCGCATGATGGATAGCCCGACAGACTGGGAGGAGGTCCTCTACTATGGTCTCTTAGGTGAAGCGCACGACTCCTACAACATCCGAGTCCTAGTGATTGATGACGTAGGCAAGGAGCACGCTAGCCTAAGTGGGTGGCAGAAGAACGTTTTGCATCATGTACTACGTACACGATTCAATCTTGGACTGCCAACCATAGTAACCACTAACGTCAGTCTTGACGACTGGGGTAGTCTTTACGGCGATGCTACCGAGAGTTTTGCTAAGGAAGCGTTTATGTATTTGCCAATGGTTACTAACAAAGGAGACCTACGAGAATGAGCAAGGTAATGGAAACTAAACTAGTACAAGTGTTTCTTAGTCAAACACAGTCACCTGGTCCTGGTATCTATGAAGTATCAGTGGACGATAGTAACAAGCTGTACTGCACCTGCCCTGGTTATCGTGGTCGCAATACTTGCAAGCATGTTAAGTTTGTAAGCGCACGCATCAAAGCAAACGGTGGCGATAATTATCCGTTAGAGTTTTCTAGCCGTGCGTCCAAGGACGATATCAGTAATGCCCGTTCATCAAAGGAAGCCTTCAGGGAGTTTGTAATAAACTTCGGCAAGATAGAAGTCTTTTAATGAAGAAGGGGGATATCAGTAACGAACTCCCCAGAAGGATATTAGTTACCACAGACATTATTATGGATGTGGAGATGACAGTAAAGCGTAAGCTTCTTGTCATCCCATCCGTACAAATAAATAAAAAGTTTAGACGTGATGCTTTGTCCTATTTGTACATTTTTACAACTAGGGCTGGCTTCACGCTTGAGTTAGTATCGTTTGAGCTAGATGATGATGGTTTGTCAGAGACCATGGATGAGCTTGACAAGAACGGTACTAACCCATTTAGATACTACACGGCGTATGAATCGGACAAACACTTGCTCAGCGAACTTCCCTATCGACCTGAAGTAGTTGGTGTAGTTGATGTAGACTCTCGCCTCTTACGTTACGGACACTGGGGAAGGACATTCGCTGACTTACAATGAACAACGAACTACGACTATTAAGTAAAGTATTAGAGAGCCGCGACCTCGCCCCATTATTTGACCGTGGTGTATGGAAACAGCATGAGTCTGCTGACGCCTTAGAGTATTTAATTGACAGCGTTGTTGCTACACGTCGTTCTTCTTCATTCTTAAAGATGTTGGAGTCTGCCGCTGCCACATATGGTTCTACTAAAGACCACGAAGAAGGACTACGTATAGTTCAAGCTGGCATCATTGGTTTAGAAGAGGACGGGCTAGGTAAGACTAGCGATGTAAACCTTATTGATGAACCACAGAAGCGTTGGGACGAATACACCTTCCGTAAAAACAACCCAGGGTTACTTGGAACAGCAACAGGGTTTCCTAGTGTTGACCAAGTTACTGGTGGTCTACAGCCTGGTCAGTTAATTGTAATTGTTGCTCCACCTAAGACTGGTAAGTCAACTGTTGCTTTGCAGTTTGCACAGAACGTTCACCTACAGGACAAGTCAGTTATGTTCCAGTCATTTGAAATGAGTAACCACGAACAGCAGACTCGTTACGACGCTATGCGAGCACGCATCTCACACTCACGTCTTATCAATGGTTTGCTAGATAACGAAGAAGAAGCAAGGTATCAAGCAAAGCTTCGTTCTATGGAGAACATGCGTAAGCCATTCTGGTTAGTTGACTCAGCCAATGGTTCTACAGTCTCTGGTATAGCTAGTAAGTTGTCAGTGCTACATCCAGAGATTGTATTTATTGACGGTGTTTATTTAATGATTGACGAACAGACTGGGGAAGCTAACACCCCACAGGCTATTACTAACATCACTCGTTCCCTAAAGCGCATGGCTCAGAAGTACAAGGTGCCAGTTGTTATTACAACTCAGGTTCTTAACTGGAAGATGCGTAAAGGTCAAGTAACTGCCGACTCTATTGGTTACTCATCATCCTTCCACCAAGATGCTGACGTCATCTTTGGTCTACAGCGTGAAGATGAGAACGTAGACGACACTCGTATCTTGAAGGTGCTAGAAAGCCGTAACTCTGGACGTATGGAGATATCGCTTATCTGGGATTGGAGCACAGGTACCTTTAGAGAGATTGACGTAAATGACATCTAGCATCGAAGACACACTAGAAGTCCTTGGTCTTAAGATTGTTTCTATTAGGAACAGTGAGATACAACTGCACTGCCCCGCTCATAAAGAACGTACAGGTAAAGAAGATAACAACCCGTCCTTTTGGATTAATGGAGAGAACGGTTTATTTATTTGTTTTTCTTGTGACTGGAAGGGTGGCTTACAAACCTTAGTCAACTACTTAGGTGGGACTATCGACGCCACCATAGATGTAGATGTAACAGTGACTAGATTAGCTGCTCGTATAAAGCAGTTAATCGAAGGTGAGAAGCCTAAGCAAGAAGAGTACGCGCCTATTCATGAGTCGATGCTTCACGCTTTCAGACAGGTACCCGACGATATTTCCCTGAGCAGAGGTTTATTACCTGAGGCAGTAGCTAAATATGGAGTGAAGTGGAACCATAATCAGAGCAACTGGATTATTCCTATTAGAGACCCGATTACTAATAAACTTTTAGGATGGCAAGAGAAGGGCCACAAGACCAGGTTCTTTAGAAACACCACTGGTGTTAAAAAAAGCGAAGCCTTGTTTGGATATGAGCACTACAAAGGTGGGGACATGATTGTTGTTGAGTCCCCCTTAGATGTTATTCGCTTAGCTTCTTTAGGTATAGAGGGGGCTGTCGCCACTTATGGGTGCGCCGTCTCACATACTCAGTGGAGCATGATTAGGGGAGCGACTAGACCTATTTTTGCTTTAGACAATGACGACGCTGGCAGGTCTTGCACCGAAGAGTTAAGGTTTAAGGCTATGGATATCGGTCTGTCTTCTTGGTTCTTTAACTACGCACAGACTGACCAGAAAGATGTCGGCGGGATGTCTCGTAAAGAGATTGAGTGGGGTTTGCAAAACGCAAGACACATACTAGGGTATATGCCATGAGCAGCAGCGCTAAGTGGATGGACGCGGGCCCTCTGCGCGATTACCTAGAGAAGGTATCAGCAGAGAACAAGGAACGTGCTAAGTATTGTTCTTTCTGTGATAAGCCTACTGCAGACCATTGGGAAGCGCTAAGGGGTTCAGCCACTTTAATAAGAGCATGTAAAGAGTGTTGTCCAGAGGAGCATGAATGATTATCGGATTAACAGGCTACGCACAGTCAGGTAAAGACACATTGGCTGAGATACTAGTTCAAAAGTATGGTTACACACGCGTTGCGTTTGCTGACCCTATCCGCGAACTGCTTTACGAGATGAACCCTGCAGTCAAAGACGGGGGCTACAGACTTCAAGGTGTTGTAGATGGCTATGGCTGGGATGTGGCAAAGACTGCGTTTCCAGAGGTTCGCAACCTTCTACAGAACTTAGGTGTAGGCGCTCGCAAAACATTCGGTGAGACCTTCTGGATACAGCAAGCATTACGTAAGGTTCACTTTGAAGGTAACTTTGTTATTACTGATGTGCGTTTTCCTAATGAAGCTGCCGCTATCCGTAAGTACGACAACTCCCAGATATGGCGTATCAAGCGCCCTGGAGTAGGTGCCGTTAACCCTCACGTATCAGAGACAGCCATGGACGGAGAGCGGGTTGACCAGATATTTGTTAACAGTGGTACGCTTGAAGACCTAGAGGTCTTAATTGCTACAAGGATGAGAGCATACGTATGATTGACTATCAGTATTGGTCTTGGTTACTAGCCGCTATTGGCGTAACTGGTATCTTTTTCGTAGGTAGAAAAACTATTTGGGGATGGTTAATCCTATGTCTCAATGAGTGTCTTTGGATTGTCTACGCTTTAATAACAAACCAGTATGGGTTTATTGTTGCTGCTGTTGCCTACGGGATTGTTTACATTCGCTCTTATCTTCACTGGAGGAGAGACGCTTGACCTTTACAGGCACCCTTCTACCCTACCAACCAGAAGCCGTCGATAAGATGTGCGAGCGCGGTAGGGTTTTAGTTGCCTACGACTTGGGACTAGGCAAGACTGTCTTAACCATCGCCGCTATAGAAAGACTGATGGATACCAAGAAAGTAAAGGAGCCTGGTCTTATAATTTGTCTATCCTCATTGAAGTATCAGTGGGCTGGACAGATTGAGAAATTTACAGGTGGAACTTCAAAAGCTTTGGTTATTGATGGAACGCCGAAGAAGCGTGCAGAACAATACGCCGAAGCAATGGACTGGCGGAATACAGGGATTGATTACATTATCCTTAACTATGAGCAAGTTGTTAACGACTGGGATTTCATCAAAGACTTACCACGAGGATTCGTTATCCTTGACGAAGCCACAGCCATCAAGTCCTTCAAATCCAAACGTTCCCGAGCAGTAAAGAAGTTAATCAATGCGCCATATAGATTTGCACTCACTGGTACTCCGATTGAAAATGGTAAGCCTGAAGAGCTGTATAGCATTATGCAGTTCGTTGACGCCAGCGTACTTGGTCGGTTTGATATCTTTGATGCTGCTTTTATCGTAAGAAACTCTTGGGGAGCACCCCAGTACTACCGCAACCTATCTACCCTTCACACTAAGATGAAGGAGGCCTCTGTACGTAAAGCGCAGAAAGACCCAGACGTTGCCCCATACTTACCTGACACTATCCACAAAGACCCAGTAAAGATTGTCTTTGATAGAGCCTGCTCAAAACTATACACACGTATATCACAAGACTTGTTATCAGACCTTGACGAGGCTCAAGACTTATTTGGTTCTAACTTTAATATCATGGCTCACTATGGGATGGAGTCCCGTCGCGGTGGCCCTGAGGACGAGATGCGCGGTAAGATTATGTCTAAGATTGGAGCATTAAAGATGCTCTGTTCTCATCCCGAACTACTACGTAGTAGTGCAGCTAAGTTTAAACAAATGAATGGAGAGGGTTCTGCTTATGTCACTGAACTGGTTGATGGGGGTCTTCTTGATAGTGTTAATAACTCGCCTAAGCTTGACTATCTTACTCAGTACGTTAAAGACTTCTTGGAGCAGAATCAAGAAAACAAAGTAGTTATCTTTGCTACCTACGTAGACATGCTTGACAAGATTGCTGCGGCTTTAGGACCAGAGCAGTGCCGACTATACTCAGGGAAGTTAGATGCTAAAACTAAAGAAGATAACAAGGTTGCTTTTAATAACGACCCTAGTGTTCGTGTTCTTATTTCTTCCGATGCTGGTGGTTACGGGGTAGACCTGCCTGCAGCCAACATGTTGGTTAACTATGACCTGCCGTGGTCATCGGGCACAGCCACACAGCGTAACGGCCGTATTAAGAGAGCATCCTCAACCTGGCCCTCTATCGTAATTCAAGATATAGTTATCTCAGGGTCCGTTGAGGAACGTCAATGGGAAGCCCTACAACAGAAGAGTTCTATTGCTAATGCCATCATGGATGGTGAAGGAGTAGATAATGATGAAACTAAGGTGTCAATGTCTGTAGGGAGCCTTAAGGCTTACCTTCAGTCATCTAACGTCTAATGCCCCATAGCTCAGTTGGCAGAGCATCGCACTGTTAATGCGAGTGTCCCTGGTTCGAGTCCAGGTGGGGCAGCGATGCGGTTGTAGCTCAGTTGGTAGAGCGGCACCTTGCCAAGGTGCAGGTCGCGAGTTCGAGCCTCGTCAACCGCTCCAATCTCCCTTCGTCTAATTGGCAAGACTGCGGATTCTGGTTCCGCCTATCGAGGTTCGAGTCCTTGGGGGAGAGCTTTACACCCAACGATTATCGTTGGGCATGTACACTTATAGGATGCCTAACTCGCCTAAGACCCCTACGCGTACTATCCGCGTATCAGACCAGCTGTGGACAGCGGTCCAGAAGAAAGCTGCAGCTGATAAGGTTACAGTGACCAGCATTATTATCGAAGCCCTTGAAGATTATATTAAAGTAGATAATTAAATGGGGAAGCATCACGACAAGATTGCTAAAGCTCTAGCTCAGCGCCAGGCAGCAGCTCCTAACGGAGCTGGCTACAAGAAGCCAGGCTCTATGAACAAGAAGAAGACTGGCTACCGCGGCGTAAAAGCCAATAACGCAAAGTAACTTGACAGCCATCTAGTCATCCATTAAGTTTTACCTAACAGCTAAACGTTAGGAAACTTATGAACACAGATGCCATCAAAGAAGATATACGCCAGTTCAAGGCGTTAAAAGATAATGTAGAACTGCTGACAAAACGTCAGACAGAAATTAAAAAAAGACTCACAGAGTGTATCGATGAGTTTGGTACTGAAGACGAGCGCGGACACATTGTTCTTGCAGTAGAAGATGCAGAACAGATTATGAAACAGAAGCGCGTAATTAAAAACCTAGATATCAATGCAGCAGAGATTATCCTTAATAAAAAGGGTATTAAAGACACATGCATTAAGATGGTTCCAACATTAGATGAGTCAGCAATTATGGCTGCATTTTATAACGGACACCTTACTGAAGAAGATATCGATACAATGTTCCCACAAAAAGTTTCTTACGCATTTATTGTAGGTAAGAGCAGTGGACGAGATTGATAACCTATTCTCTGACTTAGACACTTACTATCCAGGTAGTAAGAGAAAACGTAGAGAGACAAAACCAAAAAATAAACGCACAGTAAAAGATGGTTCCGATTGGACATCCACTGTTGTGTTTAGAAAACTCCCGTCGGGAGAACTACACGAGTTTTATCAGGTAGGTGCTTTGGCACAGGCATTGGGTAGACCTCTTGTAACAATCCGTTACTGGATTAAACAAGAGTACATACCTCAGGCTCCATATCGCCTGTCTGATAAAGAAACAAAAAATGGCGAAAAGATGAGAGGGCGTAGGTTATACTCACGTGCTCAAATCGAGGCGATAGTTGAACTGTTTGGAAAGGCTGGACTCCTAGATAAAACTAGGATACAATGGCCTAACCAGCAATTGACTAACGCAATAGCTGAGGCTTGGGAGAACATAAAGTCTGCCGAGCTTAACCGATGAATCAAACGAAACTAAGGAGAAATGCCATATGGCAATCGACCGTACCGACGAGTACATGCCAGTAACAGACGCGTTTTCAACAACAGCTGTTGATGACCGTCCAGCAACACCAAGCAGCAATGCAGTTCAATCAGGTTGGGCAGCAGCAGAACAGCTGACAACCGCATCAGGTGACTTCCCAACTGAGTTTAAGTTCAGTGATGG